ATCCAACTCATGGCGGATAATCTGGTTAGTAGTCTTTGGGAATCTACTTAGGAAATGTTTGGCTGCATCAAATGGAATATCTAAAGTGTGCCACATACCTTGATTAACAGTAAGTAGTCCTCTACCCAAAGTTTTCATTCCTACTTTAACAGCAATTTTTCCTGGTATTGATAATAATAATCCTGGAGTATATGTTATTGGGTCAGTAAATATCTCTATAGGTAATTTCCAATACCATGCCAAATCCCACTCTGTGAAACTTTTACCTGCCGCCTGCCATGGGCTCACACCTTCTGCTCTAGCCTTAGCATAAAACCTTTCCACATCCTGAGTGCCAGCTATCGCCTTTTGTACCATAAGGGTTGCTATACCTGCCAATGGATAACTAACGTGTTCTAAATAAGGTCTTATAAGGTCGGCAAACTGTTGTAAGGGACTCTGTACCATAAAGAAAGCCTTTTCCCAAAAAGACATATCAGGAGGCTCCCACTCACGAATACCTGCCTTAACATCGGCTATCATTTGTTCCTTTTCCAAAGTGGCATCCCTGATTACCTGCACAGCTAGGTCAATGTCAAAAACAGCCTCAAGGGATTCTGGAGGTAAATCCATTACAGAGGCCATCTGTAACATCTCCTCAGCTGTCATACCTTCTGGTAATTCAGCCACCATAACAGGAGGTGCGAGGGCTTTGATTATTTCATCAATAGTTAGCCTATTTAATGACGCAAGAGGTATAAGTTCTGGTTTTAACCCTTCTACTAGGAACTCTCTAACAGCAACTTCCTTTTCAGGGGCTACCTCTAACCAATCGGGAACTTCCTCAGCCTCACGTGTTATGGATTCAATAGCTGCTCTAGCCTCAACTACATCTTGAGGAGTCAGTAAGGCACCTGACTCACCAGTAACATCCAGATAATCTTCGTAGGAGTTTACCTTTCCTGTAGTTGTTAAGAATGGTAGCTGGGAGTAAAAATCTATAAAGAATTGTGCCCTGACGGAATCATTAAGGTTAACTTCCGCCTGCCGCTTCATAAACTCCTGAGTTACCCAAGGCGTTTCCATCCATGTAGTTTCTACCAAAGGCTCTCCTGTTTTTGGGTCTACCACCTTAGGAATAGGTTCCCAAATACTACGGAATTTAACACCTCCACTAAGAAATACTATAAGCCTATCCCACCAACTCTTAGGCTCATAGGGTGGCAGCCCAGCAATCCCTCTAGGTTCTATAGGGGTTTCAGCTTGTTTGGAATACTCTGTTAATTGCTCTCTCCAATATTCCAGACGCCTTTCCCATTCAATTGGTGGTTTTGGTGGTGCAAATGGTTCTCCATTAGTCATTATACTTCTCCCATTCCTTCAATTGCTGCTGTTGCTTCTCTGGTTGGGAACACCTCCCTTGCTATTGCCTCCTCAGCAGGAGGTCTTGCTCTGGCAGTCCTAGCCTGTTCAACAGCCTGTTGCTGAGGAGATAGTCTTGCTTCCATAGCAACTGCTACCTTCTCATATAGTTTGGCAGCCTCAATACTACCTGCATCTCCTTTTTCTCTTAAAATCCTGGCCTGTTCCTTAAAGGCTAGTATTGAATCAGCCATTACCGCCTCAGGCAACATCATAGCATCATCCTTCCTCACCTTAGCCTGTTCTCGTAATGGGTCTCTAACCTCAGGAAACATTTTATCCATAACCGTGTCAGTGGATAGTCTAAAGGTTGGGTCTAACATCCTAGCCACAGTGGCTCTTTGGATTAGGTAGCCTGGAATTTCTATATCAGCCTGAACATCAAACTCAACCTCTTCAGGCATATTCTCAGGAACTACAAACTTATGTGGTCTGTAGTCGGTTGTAGTTAGGAGTTTAATCCAATAATCGTTTATGTCAGAACGTAGTCCTCTATAAGCATCCATGTAAGGAGTTAACACCTGCAAGGCTGCTGAGGCTATATTAGCCATAGCCAGATAACTCATCTGCATTTGGATGTTTCCAAAAATTGCCCATGGAAACATACCACGTTGTAACATATTTTGGTAATCAAAGAGCATTGTCCTAAGCTCCACTGGTATTGGAGGAACGGCTAAAGGACCAACATCCTCTCCTGGTGCTCCTCTAAATATGGCTCCTCGTTTGAATAAGTCCTCCTCCCGCAAAATAGGAGTTTCACCAGATGAACGCTCAAACCAGCGAGGATTAGCTGTATCCCTCATTAACTGTTGGGAAAAGGTTATCATCTTGTTATAGTTTTTGGTTAATTCCTCATTAGTGGCCACTAAACTTTCACCAAAATGTTCCTGCCACTTAGAGTCTATTGCTCCTCTGTCAGGAAGTCCACCAACTGGAGAAATAAATAGAGGTAGCACACCAAGTTTACTGAGGATTGGGTCCTTCACCAATGGTTTTACAAACTCTCCACCCAGAATTATACCATTAACCACATCACCATCATCATCAAAACCCCAATAATCGTATAAGGTAATATTGTGGGTAAAAGGACGCCTAACTGTCCAACCCATTATTTTAACCTTCCTATTGGCTATAGCTGGTTTCATGGTATAGATATGGGCAGCTTCTATTAAGCCTACTTCAGCAGAGCCAAATTCTGGGAAAACTTCTAAGGGATTCCAAACCTCAGACCAAATTCTATCCTTCTCCACTATGCTGAATACATTATACCAACCAGTAGCAAGCATCAAGCCGATTAACTCACCCTTGAAACTTTGGCGTCCCATCCTACGATAGCGTTTTTCTTCCTCAGTCCAACGTTTGGCTACATAACCTTCCAGATAACTGGTAGCCTCAACTTCTTGAGGATTTAAGTCCTCCTGAATTATTTTATCAGCCACCAAACTGGAAGTCATCAAATGTTTGCCTAGGTTGTAACCAGTTCTAGGGTCGTTGGAGGTAACTGACTCCATACCCTCCTGTTTCAACTCATCCTTTAATCGGAGGATGTTATACCAGTCCTTAATCTTACGTTCTCTGGTTGACCAGTTACCTTTCAACTTGGTGCATTTAGCAATAAGTTCCTTCTCATTCATTTAATTGCCTCCTTAACAGAAACCACCCAAGTGTAGTAGAAACCAGACTAAACCACTACCTCCTAAGCCAGCACCGATTACCCATAACAACCACCACTTCCTAACGTGCCTCTTAGTTTGAGGAGTATATGGTTCCTGGCGGCATATAAAGTCATGCCACCACCAGTAATAGATTTTGCCTATAAAGTTCCTCATTTCTTTACTTTTCCTGCTAGTTCTGTATAAGGCTTCGCATAAGTATTGATAAACAAAACCTCTTTCCGAAGAATATGTTGGCAAATTGAATTCAAGCCTGTAAATAATTCCCACGGCAATCCATCAAGGTTTGCTACAACTATAGTCTTACCACAAAGCAATCTTATTAGTAATTTCTGAATCTTCCGCATCATTTCTTCCTTACTTTCTTAACACCATATTCAAAACCAAGTTCTCCTAAACCACCAAAGAAGAGAACCAAGAGAAGCTCAGGTAAATCCCTATCCATCAACCAGAGAAGTCCTATAATACTACCAAAGTAAACAGTAAGGTATGGAATGACAAAGGCTTTGAACAGTTTAGCATAATCCATTTACCACCTCCATCCTGATTTGCCCATAAATCCACGTTTCATTGGTTTAGGATTCATACAACAAAGTCCTACAGCCAAACTCATTAGAATATCATTGGCTCCTACAACCACTATTTTATCACCAACTAACCTATGATTCCTCATCTGTTGGGCTATCTCAATATCATGGCAGGTGAAATCAATCAAACACTTGTGGACTGTTTGGAGCATATAGTCCTTATTCTTACTGGTGGTTAGCCAGCCTGGCTCCATTGATGGTTGACCACTAACTATATCCTTCCTAAAATAGATTGGTCTCCTCTTTTTCAATAACTCGGTAATAGCTAGCCCATGACTGTTAGCCTCCCAAGCTATCTCAGCCCTATTATAATAGTCGGAGGCTGCTACAGCCTTCTTCACCGTTACCTCTGGGCTATACAGACCTGCATCCCTAGCACACCATTTAGGTTTGTAATTACCTTCACTGTCTTGGTCAAATGTTAGGACTCCAATAGCTGATTTGGTTATTTTAGCCTGGCCAGGGTCAATGCAAACCATATACTTCCTGCCCTTCTCTGGTTGATACCATATATCCAATCCCTCTCTATGATACGGTGCTGGGTAACAGCTCTTAGCCACCTCATTAACTAGGAAGTCATCAAAATACATATCACCAGTGGCTAAGAAACAACTAACATCGTCCTCTGGAAATTCTTGGTTAAACAGTAACACCAATTCTCCTGAACGTCTGAGGCTTTGTTTCTGTCTTATTTTCCATCGCCTCCAACGAATCTGGTCAAAGGTTAAGTTATGGCTGGCTACTAGACGTTCCTCATCCTGACTTAACTTGAATTCTGGTTTGTCGGTTTCAGGAATGAACTGTTTAATCCTAGAATCACCCAGTTCTATACTGTATTCCTTGTGCATAAACCAAGTATAGAAGTGGGCGGTAAACACCGACTTTCCTTCTCTAGCCAGTTGGTACATTTCATAGAAGTCATTTTCCTGTCCATTAGGAGTGGAGTAAATATCCACTGTGCCATCAGTAGGTACACGGTCTAGGGCTGGAGACATAATATTCTCCATGGCATTTGGAGAGTAAAATGCAGCCTCATCAAATAGTAGATGGTGAATGGTCTCGGCCCTACCTGCTACATAGCTGCGGGCTGAGGCTATATAAATAGAACTGGTACTCACCACCCTATTATTAACATAGAACCTGAATGTCTTTTCATAGGTAGAGTTGTGGAAGATTTCAGGGAAGCCAGGAATATTCAATCCAGCTAAATGGTTGTAGAAAAATGTTACCTTGCCCAACAGCCTCTCTGTTATAAAATCCTCATAGGCCACAAGGACGGTGTTGGTTCCTGGACAAGTCAGAGTATCCTTTAATCTCTTAGCTATCCGTTCAGTAGAGAAGCCAACCTGAGCAGGCTTTATCCAGATATCCATGCCCGTTTCTGTGGAATCAACATCGGACTGGATGTCATTATAAACAAATGGGACAGTCCTACGCTGCTTGTTTTCCACAACCATCAACGCCTCAATAAAGGCTCTATCATTTTTGATTAGCTCCCTAAGTGTCTGCTCTGACTGACTTATTACCATATCACTCCTAATGCTTCTCCACTATTGATGAGCCTATTGGAAAGGTGGAATTAGGCACAAAATCAACATAAACAAATTCAGGAAACAATGCCACTATGGACTTAACCACTCCTGGCGGTGGTATATCCCCTTCATGTTGAATCATAATGGTAGAAGTAGAGCCACCTGGATGAGTAACTTGGTACTTTCTCTCCATGTTGGCAAAAATATCATCCAGCTTATTCCTAACTAAATCTATACTCCAACCCATTTTAATCCTCCTTAAACCGCTACTCCTGAAATCTTGGCTATATCAGCCACGGCCACTCCACTTACTTTGGCTATATCAGCCTGTCCAACTGCATTAACCTTGGCGATATTAGTCCAGCCTGCTGTCGGTTCATAAGTAACCCTAATCTCCACCTTGGCACAGTACATGATGTTGCCCTTGCTAACATTCTCCTTTGTTATATAGGCGTAGAGAGCTTGCACATCGCTCCAAGTCCAAGGTGATGGAGCATTGTTATCATTGGTAATATCAACATAAGTACCCCAACCAGGGCTGCTAGCAGGAGTGGTTTGATGAGAGTCACCTGGGCTTGTACCGCCAAAAATGGGCTTTATATCTATTCTGTCATCACCATCGCCATAGCCATAGCATCGAATTTCAACTTTGGAAATAGTCCCTAGGTCAGTTCCTAGGCAAGTATTGGTTGTAATCCTCTCAATATCCCCATCACTGCTGGTGGAAGTATAATTGGCTAAGATACCATCAACCATGTATTCTGGGTGTGTATCCCAGTCCATATTACGGGCAGTCCAATAATAAGTAACCTCAGCCATCGGCCACCACCTCAACAGTGAAACTACAGCCTTCTGGCGGCATATGTCCAGCTACCATATCTTCAACTCTGGGATAGTCTATACAGTTCTCGTTGAACCATCTGATTTGGGTTTCGGTTGCCTTATTGCCAAACCTGTCCTTGACCTGCTTTATAGGCTTCTTACCCCTTCCATAAATCAGACAATGACCGTATTTACCATCTTGGAGTTCATCCACATAGAACTTGCACCTGTCCTCGCCAAGCTCTATGCAGGGGTTTTCAAGCATTAAGCCACCAAGTTTCATTGATAGGCAACATTTTCCACAGTGGTTACAGCTTCCGATTTTGATATAAGGCATCACTTTTCCTTACGCATACTCTATATAGGTACTATCAGGGTGGACATAAAGTTCATCACCTGTGCCAGCATGACCTACAATCCTGACAACATGGTTTGTAGCCTTGGTCGGTGCAGTAGAGGTCAATAGCCCAGCCGTAGCAGCACTTATAAACACGGGTGCCGATATAGTAAATGAAGGGAACTTGGCATCAGCCCTAATTTTACCCATCAAAAGGGCTGTGCAGGCATTACCATCGGTAGTCGCTAAAACACATATCCCAACCATAACAGCACCAGAGGTAGCGGTAGCATCAGCCTTTGCCTGATACCATTCACTATCAGCAGCCTTGAGATACATAATCTCACCGAATGGGATGGTAGCACCACCGTTGAATTGTTTGGTGACTATGCCTGACCACTTACCATCAGCACTAAGGGCATTATCCCATTCAAGGTTAACATCCTCTGGTAAGGCAGCAGAAAACAGCAGGGTTTGCAACTGGGCTACTGTTAAGGCTACAACATTCCCACCTGTTATCCTGCCAACTACAGTTTGCTCACCCACCGTTAGTGCAGCAGGAGTATCGTCTGTGGTGGCAGCTAGGACTGTCTGGGCATTGAACAATGCCTTAGTAACCACCTCATCTTCAAAGGCTACCTTTAACCATGTTACTGCCATTTATTTTTCCTTCGCAGATTTACTATCCTTTGTAGACTTACTGGCCCTAGCCTGTTCCGCCATAGATAGCAGTTGAACAAAGTTTCCCTTAACATTATCAGCAATTAGGTGGAGGACAAAGTATATCTCCTGTGCTGGTAACTGAGCCTCATCTATTAGGGCAACAATTTTGTTCTGGAAAACACCCATAGCATCTATGCGGGATTTACGGATTTCAACCTCTAGTCTAGTAGCCAGTTCCTTTTGCAGGTCTATCTTTGGTTCCTTCTTTTTAGTCATAACCCTCCTAAACTGCTATTGTGCAAGCATATAGAGCCAGTTCATCAGTCTGCCATACCAACTTACCAACCGCTGCTGTAGGTCTTCCTGCTGCATTGACTACGGTATGAACTACAAATTCCTGCAGTTCTTGCCCACCAAGGTCAAATGCTGCAGCAGCCTCACCGCTAAGGGATGCCATTACCTGTGCGGCAGTCCTGTATGACAGGTCTGTACCATCCGAGCCAAGGAATGTATCAACTGCACCAATGTCTAGCTCATCCCACTTTGGTGTAGCATTACCATAGATGATTGAGCCTCTGGTTACATCATCAGCTACAGAATCACTATGGATTGAACCATCAAGTATTGGATGAGCAGCACCAAGACCTAACTGGAAATCTGTGCCAGCATCATCGGTGAACCACAACTCATTGGGAGTTGCTGTCTTTACCCAAATCTGCCCTTTAGCCTCAACATCAGCTTCGGCTGCTGCCTGCTCCGTTAGGAATATAACACCAAGATTGAGTAGGTCTTGTCCACCCCAATCAAAGGCGGCCGCTGCCTGGGCACTTAGGTCAGCCAAAACATCAGCATAGGCTTGACCGTCAATACCTGTTGCGGTGAACTTGGCATACTCATTATCAGCAGGTGGACCCACATCGTCAACCTGCAACACATTGTCGTCTGCTATACCAATGGCTACTGCTGAGATATTGCCTGCTGTTAACCGACCAACCAAAGTTTGCTCCGTAACACTCAGGGCAGCTGGCGTATCATCCGATGTAGCATACAGGACACTATGGGCATCAAATAGTGCTTTGGTTACAACGTCATCCTCATAAGCTACTTTCTTCCATGTCACTGCCATTAGTCACCTCCTACTTAGTTTCTACTATAGTAATTATACCCTTTTCAGGGTCTATTAGAATTTGTGGGTTTGCCACCTTCACAACGGTTAGGGAAGGAGCCGCTCCCTTATTTGGGTCCCCACCCATGAAAATAGTTGCTTCCTTCTTTAACCAAAATGTGTATTCCAAATTAACCTCCTCATACTGTTGCTACCCACAGATGGTTGTCATCCATATCATAAAATACTGTGCCCTCTGCACCACTAGAAGATGCCTTTGGTGTTAATCTTATCTCACCAAATTCAGGAGCACCTCCAGTAGGGTCTATGGTTATACTACTACTATTATAATTCAAAACCAACCTACCAAGAGAGTCTATGTAGCAGTTACCAACCTCCTCATAACCAGGCGGTGGCGTTGATACCATAGCATCAGCATAGGTTATTGTCTTACTTAAAACTCTACCATCATCGTAGGTAAAGGTAAGTAAGCCTCTCTCTTTAACAACCGATACCAGTGTTGCCATTATCTCCTCTTAATTGGTCTACCTATTGGACCTCTGCCTTTTCCTCTGCCCAATCCTCTACCAGCACCATGACTCCTAATTTTGCTCCCTGGACACGGTCTAGCCATTATTTCCTTCTCCTCATCTTGCCTAGGGTAATGGCCAACCTGGCTTGCCTACCAATTCTACCTGGCCTTTTGGCTGTAGTCCTCAACCAGGCTTTGCTAATACCGTTCTTCAAGGCTCCTGCCCTACCAGCCGCTCTCCTAAGAGCTCCTGGCCTGGTAATCGCCTTTTTTATCCATTTCTTCTTTGCCACGTTTCACCTCCCTATAATTCTCCCACCTATCATAACAAGCAGATTCCTCCTCTAGTGGAATGATATGTTGGAACTCCTTGCCTCCACATTCAATACATTCCTTTACATCATCAGGATTTACCCTATGGCAGTTAGGGCAGTGTTTCACATTGGCCTCCTAGGCTTATACCGTTGCCCTCTCAATCCGATTCTACTTACCTGAGCCTTGACCACATTTCTTCTACCAGCAGCCGCCTGTCTACGAGTTGCCCGAATACCTTTAGCCATTAACCCCATCCACCAGCTAAGGTAACTATCCCACTAGCAATAACAGCTATGGCTAGGATAGCTCCCCACAATATCCAAACCCTCATGGATAATTTACTATGACTTTTCCACTGTTCCTTCATATTGAGTTTAATCTGTTTGACCTCACCAACTAACCCTGTATCATCCGTACCTGGAACGCCTAGCAATACTGTAGTTAACATACTAACGGACTGATGAGTTTCCTGTATTAACTGCCTCTGGCTCTTTTCTGCCATCTGGTTCCTCCTTTATCTTATGCCCACAAAGCCGACACTTCCATAGTGCCTCTCCAGTGGTTATGTTCCTAAAGAGTAATACCATCTGTAGTGGTTCTCCAGTGGTCGGATTCTTGCAATGAGGACATATCATAGTCATCACCTGGCATTTTTTTCCTCCCTCTCCAACCTAATGGTTAATACAGTCCTGGTAAAGTCAAAGGCTTCTCCAGAATCATCCTTACCACTGACCAGTTGACGAATCCTAGCCAGTTGTTCTGGAGTGTAGAACTTCCTAATTACCAAAAGGTATTGCTGCTCCTTCTCTGTTAGTGGTTTATCCTGAGCATCCTTGAATAAAACCTGGAAGTCTTTAGCCAATACCAAACGGAAGTTGCGGGTAAATTCAATATCAATGAGTTGGTTGGATAACTGTTCCCTTAACTCACCTAGGGCTTTGTTCTCCAACTCAATAAAACTAACTTCCTCCTCCCAACGGTGGACTGTTTTAAGGTGAACCTTAGCCAGTGTTATGGATTCCATTTTGGAAAAACCCGCCACCAGATAACTCAGGTAACGGGCTTTCTTGCCACCATCCGCATAATAATTGATTAAAGATTGGGCTATTCCCTCAGTGGGAGTGATGTCAGTCGTCATAATTACACTCCTACTCGTATTATACAACAGTCAGCACGTTATGTCAAGCTCAGTTAACTCAAAGCTGGTATACACTAAATATCTAATACTATTAGTTATGTAAACTATACTTGACAAGTAGCTAGCCAAATGATATAATGATAATAGAGGTGAGCATGGTAGATTGGGGAGTATACAACCAGCCAGGATTCAGTCAGGAAATAGATTCTCTAGGGGCTAGATTATCCGTGGAGATTGATTGTCCTGTGCATTATCCTGCATATAACAAAAACCTGTTTGAATGTAGGTGTGGGGTGATATTCCCTCTATATTTGGTTAAAGGGCAGGATTGGGGATTGATTAAACAGAGACATATTGAGGGAAGGAAAATGTTAAAGGTATGAAGTAGGTAAAGAATGACTAAGAAGTTCAGATGCAGACTTGGGTTACACAAATTCAGGGAAATCGCCCGAAGGTATAAGCATAGTAACATAGTTATTTGTGAGGAGTGCCAATTATGTGGTCACCGTCAGTTCTGGGCGGGAATTATGCTTGTTAATCCTGAATTACTGGAGGAACTTAAAAAGGAGTTAGGTGAGAAATGACTAAAAAATCCTTGAAGGAATCAATAAATGGGAACTATTCCTAACGTAACAATGCGTTGGTGTGTTAAGAAGTCTACCTGTAAGTGGTGTTACCAGTCCATAGATAATGGAACACCAGTGGTTTCGGTATTTTTCTGGAATAAAGGCAATCCAGATAATAGGAGATGGAATACCCAGTCCTATTACCATGTAGTTAATAAGGATGGAGTTCATTGTTGGGAAGCTCAAGGTATGGATTATCTTAGCCGCAATCCATACGTCCCACAGTATAGGGAGAAGAAACCAGGATTGTGTGAGGAGGATAGGAGAAAACGCTATCTGTTGGTTAGGAAGTTCCACAAGGCTGAACAGCAGAGAAAATGTGGTAAGTTTCCAGACAACCTGCTAGCCGAGGTTAGACTAACCCAACAAATGGTTGATATAATGTTGGAAGTAGCTACGCTAGGAGGAGTGCCTGAATCATGGGCAGAAAGATTATAGGAGGTAACAATGGACACTAGCGAAACCTATATCAAGATGTGTGAAAAGGCGTGGGAGATACAACCAACGTGTTGCCCATTCCACGTAATGGAATCAAAAGAAGTGTTTGTTTGGGAAGGAGATAATGTTTGGTTCCATTATGCTGTAGGTGAGGAAAAGGATATGGTTATTCGTAAAATTTGGCTCCCTCGCCAAGACCAGTTGCAGGAGATGTATTTTGATTTTGTTCCTGCATTAGAACATTTCCCCATTGCTATTATAGCCCGCCTATATATTTTTAGTAGCATTAGAATAAAATCACCATCAGTAGATTTGAATTATGTTGAACAATTCACCTCAATGGAGCAACTCTGGCTTGCCTTTGTAATGAAGGAGAAGTATAACAAAATCTGGAATGGCGAGGAATGGGCGGAAAGGTTATGACACATAATGAGTATCTAGCCTCTGATGTATGGAAATGCACGGACTCTCCAACTGGCGCTCACCATTGGATAGAAATCCAATACACTGATGGACACCTCCACACTGGACTATTCTACTGCAAGTGGTGTCAGGATGCTAAGAACTTCCCTGTAGAGTATAGGGTTTATTATAGCCTATGGGATTCAAGTATAAAGGAGCTGGCAGAACTGGAAGCTGTTTAATTTTAGAAAAGGAGGATTAAACCAATGTTACCATTACAGAGGGTGTGGAAATTGAAGTTCCATTGGGGGAAGAAAGCTAGAGGGATTCCACTGGTTTCGTGGTTGGGTAATCCGTTATAAGGCCGACAACTCCATTAGATGGGTCACATGGAGGATAAGGGTGTTTGGAAAAACCATAAAAATTTGATTTCTCAGACCTTACATGGAAAAAATAAAATCTATCTAAAAAAGAGTCCACCCGTACCTCAATCCGATTGTCAGAAGAAGTATAAATAATTGACAGATGGCTAGGAGAACATTTGTGCTAGTAGCCCTCCTGCTGGCAGAACATATGTTCTAATCATCAGGCAAACAAAAAGAGCGGACTGGCAACTAATCCGCTCCTTTGTTGTCTGTTGGTTATTTGACCGGGGCGAGCTTGCCCGCAGCAATAGCAGCCTTTTTGACTGCTACTTTGACTTGCCACTGGGAACTACCAGTAGTAGCAGCAGCTAGTTTAATCCTGTCTTCAGCAGTAGCAAACTTTTCGAATATCTCGCCCAGACTCAATCCGAACTCGTCTTTACTCTTGCCCGTGCTGCTAGTTCCGACTGCTCTAGCTTTCACAGCTTGCACTAGGATGAGCCCACAACTTGCTTGCTGATGAACTTCGGGTTCCCCGGGCACAGCGTAGCTTGTCTTGATGTAGAAGTTAAAACCCCTTGCCTTGACTTCTTTGAGCATACTCTTGATTCCCTCATTTACATTAAGTAGTTCAAAGATTTTTGCTGCTGTGTCCTCACGCTTACCCGCTAGTTGTTCAGCTTCTTTTTGTAGCTGTTCCGCTTCTGCTTTAGCTCTGTCCTTCTTGCCTGCCACGATTTGGCTGGCTACGTTCTCCATAGCCGCTACATCGTTTTTTGATATAGCTTCAGCCATTTGGGCTTGTAAGTCCTGTATTGACATACTACACTCCTTTGCTTTATTTTCTCATCACTAGGGCATCTCATCCTAGCTTGAGTTGTTAAGGTGCTGTTACCACTTCACTATATACATCATAACACAGGATTGATACTTTGTCAAGTGTTTTCGGAGCAATTTGCTGAAATTGATTGAAATGGGTAGAACATCCGTGCTACTAGGATGTTATGTAAAGCTAGATTATGTTAAGTAGCACATCCGTTCTGTTGACAAGTGCAATAGCAGGATGTATAATGATAGTAGATGAGTTGACATAAGGTTGGATGGTCAAGTGAAAGATGAGGATGGTCAGCCAAATGGCTATCAATAGAGCTGAGGAAAGGAGGCACTACCAAATGAAACAATGTCCTGTCTGTGGTAAGGTTGTAAGGTCAAGTAAGTATCGGTTATTCAATGTTCCTGCCCATAAAAAGTGTGGAGGTAAATAATGTATACCACAATCAATTTTAAGACCAAAAAAGCCTTGAGGGAAGCAGTAGCCAACGGTGAGAAGGTAACCATCTATCAACCAGGTGGGATATTTGACCCACCAGAAGCTGACCCAAGCTATACTGGAGTCGCTTACCTTGAGGGTCCGCATTACCCAGCACCACATACTTGGTATGCTGAGGCCACCCTCAAGGATGGTGTGGTGGTAAAGGTTAAATAAGGAGGTGACCATGTCTACACGCCATAGCCCAGACAGTGTTAATGTCCATATGGATGGAGACCCTAGTCCACTTCCATGGGCTATGCCAGCCTCTTGTGTGAAGAGGATTCGCAAGGCTAAGCCTGATAGTTAGTTCCTTGACCCAGCCCATTACCCTCACCAAGGCATATGAAATATTGAGTTGGGACAGAGGTAGTGGGCTGGGATGAGGGAATTAAAGGA